TATGGTTACATATTTGGTTACATATTTAATTTTAAAAATGTAACTTTACAGTATTAAATCGATTTTGGCCTTACTAAGGCCGAAAAAGTTTTTTGCAAAAAAATATTTTCTGGTATATATATAAAGAATGAATAATTTAAAGCCTTTGAAAAAAGGTCGTGGAAGACCTAAAGCAGACTTACATAGCAGACTGACTAGAAAGCAAGAGAAGTTTGTAAAAGAACTTGTTTCTAATGATGGAATGATAACTTTGAGAGAGGCCGCAATCAATGCGGGCTATCCAGCTTCTTCAGCTCACACTAGAGCTTATGAAATGACTAACCCTGAAATTTGCCCCCATATATGCCGAGCTATTCAAGCTTATAGAGATGAGCTAGATGAAAAGTATGGTATTAATTTTAAAAGACATCTACGAGACTTACAAAGAATAAGAGATTTGGCTATAGAGAATGGAGCATATTCAGCCGCAGTTCAGGCAGAATATAGACGAGGTCAAGCTAATGGTAATATCTATATAAATAAATCTGAAATCCGTCATGGTACGATAGATAGTATGTCTAAAGAAGAAGTTCTCAAAGCTTTGAAGGAACTTAAACAAAATGAACCGAAATACGCTCAAGACGTTATTGAACACGAGGAAGAGAAGCCCAACAAAAAAAGAATCGGGGCTGTACGAACAGTTAAAGAGAGCGTCTCTTCTTTACAATAAACCTATAAGACTTAGTAGAATAGAAAACTGGATGACTTTGGGTCTTCCTGATTTACTTATTTGTGACCACAATCATAAATTTCATTTTGTAGAATTGAAATATGTAAAATTTAATGCTGTAAATTTAAGCCCTCAACAAATTAGTTGGATAACTTTACATAAAGAAGCTTCCGTTTGGATTTTGGTTAAAAGCCTCAAAGGTCTTCATTTATATAAAGCTGACCAAGCTATACAGTTAAAAGAACACGGGATAAAATTAGAGCCGTATTACTTTTGTCCTGAGCCTTTTGATTGGAATAAAACTTTTGACTTGATTTTATAGAATAAATCGCATATTTTAATTTTAACTTTAATTTTATAGCTTGGAGGCTAAATATGACTAATAAAATAAAACATTGTTTTACTATGATTAATGAGGGCGATGACAAGTTCAGAGTTGTCAAAGTTATTTACAAACAATCAGGCTATTATCCACTCGGTAAAATAAATCCTGATGATCCTACAGAATTAGATAAATTTGTGGGCGATTTCACTTTATATAGAAAATATATGTAAAATTGGAATAAGCGTCTCGGCATTTCAGCTGAAGAAGAGATGGAAATAATAGCATCAAGTATGGGAGCTTAGATATGAGTAGATATAATAGTGATGCCATAGATGATGCCTGTGAACAAAACTTAGGTCACACTAATTGGAGATATGCAGACACTCAAGACCTTGAGAAAATTATCGCTGAAAGAAAAGGCGATGTACCCAAGGGAGAAGAGATAGATTGCATTGTAATTTTTTATAAAAATGACGTGGAGGACAATAATGTTTAAAATAACAATAATTGATAATAAGGGTAAAAAACGTGAGTTTAACAATTTACCTAGTTTAATAGCTTATGCTAATTCTTTTCAAATGTCTTGGCTACCTGATGGCTTTTCTTGGTATATACAAGAACCTTCAACAGATTTTGTAGACGATCTTGAAAAAATGAAAGATTTTTTTAAGCTAACAAAAGAAGAGTTTTTAAATTCATATTCTTATGTAAACGAAGCTGAATACGACGCTACGGCCGAAAAAGTAACTAAAGAAAATATTAAATTTGAAGATTTGTTTCCTTTAAAACAATACACCGTAAAATTTGATTTTAGTGTGTGGTTCGATCGTAACTTTTCTGTTGAAGCTAATACTCAAGAAGAAGCTGAGGAAAAGGCACAAAAGCTTAAAGATGATTTACAAGAGCGTATAACTTCAGAAAATATTTTTGAAATTAAGGATTGGACTCTTGGTGATTTTAGGTTCGATACTGTTTATGTTCAGGAGGATTAAATGAAGAATGTATTTTTTAAAGATTATGTTCAAATAACTTTACCAAATAATTTAACAGATGATTTTGAACATTTAATTGGAGCTTTTAATGAGCCGTTAGAAGAAAACTTTGGTGTTCGTATTTGTTATGATCAAGAAGAAAATGTTTTTTCAGGGTTTGCTCTTTTAAACCAAGGAGAAGCAAATAATTTTATTTTAAAGGCTTTTAAAGACGGTGTAGCTGATGCTTTACAGGAGGGTTATCAAGCTGAATTTCATGAACATATGCATTATTATAAACAAGGTTATGATTTTGGTATTTCACAATATTCAGAACTTAAAAAATTGGAGGGTGATTATGAATAAAGAAGATAAAATTTTAAAAACTTTAAGCCCTGATTTCGGTCAGCTGAGATTAACCAATACAATGTTAAATAAATCTATAATAGATGCGAATACTAGTATCAGGAGATTTGCAAAACTATTTGGAATTGATTTTGATACAATGGTAAACGGCGAAAAGCATAAGTTATTGGCGTATTATGAAGACGATACAATTTGTACTATTTCATTTTATAAAACTGTAAATAGAGGCGATAGAAGATTATCTATTTCGGGCATAAGACAAAAAGCCCAAATAAATGATTTGATAGCTTTTAATTATAAAAGAATAATTTTAGATAATGATTTACAAGAAAATGTAATTGTTATAAACGTAACGGCCAAAGCTGAGAATAGGAAAATTGCATAATGTTTATATTACATTTTATAGCTAAAATTTTGTATGGTTCGGATTATGAAAAACATTTAAAAAAACCTAAAATAAAACGGAGGCGAAGATAACAATAAAAGGCCATGATTGACATGGCCTTTTTTATTTAGTACAAATATGCGATAAATCACATAATAGGAGAAAATAATGCAAAATGAATATCCATTAAGTTGGCGTTATATAGTTTGGGTAGGAGGAGTTGATGATTACTACAAAAATTATAATGACGCTAAACAAGCTTTTGATGATTGGAAAGACAAAGGCTATGATGACGTAGTAATAGAAATTATCGAGGAGGCTACTAATGATTAAGTTAGTAAAAAATTCATCTGCAAAAAAAACAACTTATTGTGCAGTCACATATAGAGCGGGAGGCCAAGATAAATTTGCAACTTGTCCTAAAACTTGCAATCTAAAGCCCGACACGTCAGCGGGTGCAACTGAAATAGATTATTCTTATTTAGATGCAGTATCGGACGCCGTACCAAAAGGCGGGATAAGTTTTACTTATTCACATTTTAATCCTAAATATTGGAAACATAAACTTAGAGCGGGTAAAACTGCTATAAACTATTCAGCAAAAAACATTGCAGATATGTTATTGCATTCATTCGTACCCGTCGTAATAAATGTTAAAGAAACATTTTGGAAAACAAATGGAAAATCAGAAACTGTAAATGATTTTAAAATTGTTAGATGCCCCGCAGAATATAATAATTCTAATTGTAGAGATTGCGGAAATGGAAAACCTTTATGTAGCCGTATTGATAGAGATTATGCGATAGGTTTTACCGATCATGGAACATATAAGAAAAAAGCGGGTAGCGAAACTGAAGACGGCGGGTGCTATGCAACGGCGGGCAATGTAAAACTACATTGGGAGGCAACCGCTAAACAATCTAAAACTGAGCGGGACGAAATAAAACTTTTAAAATTTGCTCAGGAGCTACCCTATGGAACTGTATTAAGACATCATATAGCGGGAGATTTTGGGAAATGTTAGAATTAATTGAATGTTTAATTTGTGAACACGTTTACAAGGAAAAAGCAAAAATGGTTTTAATTTGTCCAAATTGTAAAAATGAAGACTTGGAACAAACTATATATTTACAACCCGAATCAGATATATATAAAAATTATTCTGAGTAATTTGAGCTTTCAAAAATTCAATTTGACTATATATGCGAAAAATCTTATATTAATAAGCGGGGATTAACCCCGCTTTTTGCATTTTAACAAATAGGAGAAAAATTATGCATAATATTGAAAACGAAAATAACACTTTAGAGAAGCTTTTAATTAGGATTAAAGATACAAATGCTAGAAAACAAGATTTTATAGCACCTACTAAAGAGCTTCAATTTAGAACTATTGAATTAGATGACAAGCCACAAAGTGAAATCATTATAGAGGGCAACGGCGGGGAGCCGACACGCTTTTTAAAAGTTAATGATTTATGTTTTGATCAAATAGCCCAAAAGAACGGGTTAGATGTTAGAACTGCTAGACGTTTACAATCTGAATATTCTAAAGAATACGATTTATTGACAAATGCTATTTGGCAAAAAGAAAATTCAAAACGTATGATTAGAACTTACGATGATTTACACCAAGGTATGAACCCAAGCGGGACGGCAAGGGCTTTTTTATCAGATAAGTTTAAAACTTTTGATAATTCGGATTTGTTAGAGTCCGCATTGCCTCAGCTTATGGACTCGGACGCTTGTTGGAAAATTGTGAATTGTGCCATTACTCAGAAAAAAATGTATATACGTTTAAAATCCGAGATCATTACTGGAGCGGGTGCAAATGTTAATGACATTATGGCACATGGAATAGGGCTTTCTAATTCTGAAACGGGAGCGGGCAGTATTTCAGCTTTTGGAATTAATTGGACGTTAGCTTGTCTTAATGGAATGCAGACACAAAACATAACAAGAAAATCTCACATTACCTCAGCGAGGGACGGGGACACTTGGAATATTTTGACCGACGAAACTAAACAAGCCGATAACCATAGTTTAAAATTACAGCTCAGGGATATTGTCAGCTCATATGCTAGTAGAGATACTTTTGATGAAAATCTTGAAAAAATGAGATTAGCTTCTGAAGATACAATTAATGTTGAAGCGAGCGAAGCCGTCGAGAATTTAGGAAAAGTTTTAACTTTATCTAAAAAAGAAACTAGCAACGTATTAGACGGTTTATTAAAAACTATCGGACAAGCGGGTTATGAAAATGACAAGCCAGTTAATAGAGCAACTTTTGTTAATGCCGTTACAAGGGTAGGTAATACAGCTAAAGCCGATGATGTTGATTTTTGGCAAAAATTAGGCGGGCAAGTTTTAAACATGAAAAAAACTGACTGGAATAGGGTAGCAATGGCTTCCTAATCTTTTATACATTTAAAGCCGATTTAAGCCCCGTAGAGATACGGGGCTTTTCTTTTTGAATAAAGTATGCGATAAACTATAT